TAAATACCTGGAATTTCGGCACCCAGAAGTATTCGTCGCAGTAGAAATGCCCCGTTTCCCCCTGTGCCGTGTTTTTGTTGGTCGACAGGAAAATCAGGTTAGCGCCGTTGCTGAGCGTGATCGGGTTACCGGTCAACGTGACGCCGAACATTTCACGGGCAAACTTGACGATATAGCGCCTGAAAATTTCAGCCTGGCGCCGCGAGGCCGAAACAAAGATTTGGTTATCGCCGGTCAGCGCGGCATCTTCCAGCGCCTCCCAGGAAAAGTACCAGGTCGCCCCAACTTGCCGGGACTTCAGCAGGTTGCGGATCGAATGGTGTTTATTGGCGCGCAATGTTTTCTGATAGGTAAACAGGCCCGTTTCAGCAAACTCGTCGAAACGCTCTTTCGTCATCAGACTAACGTCATTCTTCTGCCGGCGGCCTTTGCGCTGAGCTGGCGAATCTTCACCGGCAGACATAAAGCCAATATTGCCGCCTTCACCTGGCGCCGCAGCTGCATGCGCCGCCGCCATCTTTTCGGCGTGCTTATTCTTTTGGGCAATCAGTTTGACGTGATGCTCAATCAGCCGGTCTATTTCCAGCATTTCCAGTTCGGTCTTTTTATCCCGATGTGTCAGCGTCATGACACGCCGCTGGATACAATCTTCCAGGCTTTCTTCTTTCAGTAATGCAGACCAGCCGTATTTCTCCGCCCAATGATAAACAATGCGGGCAGAGGTTAAATTGAGTTCGGCGGCGATCTCTTTCGGCGTCCAGCTTTTTAAATAAAGCGAACGCGCCACCTTTTTAATTGCATCGGGGTATATAGCCATAGATTGCATTATGCAGGGCAAACATTGGCGATATTACAATTAAATATCGGATGCATTCGGCTAATGAGTTATATCCGAACGCATCAGAATTAAAGTTATCGCGGCATTAAAAAATATCCGCAATACTCGCTTTACTTTATTAGAGCGCAGATATTTAACCGGGATTATCCAATGGGTGGCACTTCATCGCAATTAATGACTGACTGGATTTGCATTGCAACCGAAGGCGAAACCGTCGACGGTCGCGTAATTCCTGCATCATGGCTTACCGAAATGGCCGAAACCTATGATCTGGAATTGTACACCGCATTAATCTGGCCTGAGCATGAACGCTATTGGGGTAATTCTGGTGAAGTGCTGGAACTGAAATCAGAAGTCACCGACACCGGGTTAACCAAGTTGTACGCCCGCCTGTGCCCTACCGACGATCTGATTTATTCGAACCGCCGCAATCAGCTGCTGTTTGCCTCAATTGAGCCTGTCGAGAATTTTCGCGGTTCTGGGAAAACTTACCTGAAAGGGCTGGGCGTAACAAATACCCCGGCCAGCATCGGCACCGACCGCATGCGCTTTAACGCTGAACAGAATAACGCTATCTACGGTGCTCCGGTGCCGTTTGTAATCGATATGGTCACAACACGGCCGGGAGATAAAAAGATGTCTGAAGAAAAGAAACCATTATGGCAAAGCCTTTTCGGTGCCAAACAACCAGAGCCAGCCCCCGTGCCGGTACCTGTACCAGCGCCACAAGGTGACAATAAAGAATTTGCCGAAGCTTTATCCGGCATGGCGCAAGCCGTTGTAGATTTGCAGCAGAAATTTAATGCTATTAACGGCGGCACCGAAAAAATCACCCAGTTGGAACAAGTTGTCAGTGATTTAAAAACGCAGATCACCGAAATCACTCAACTGTTCAGCACTGACCAGGCCAAAGAGTTATTTACCGCCCTGCCTGATTTGATGCCGAAATTTAAAAAGCTGGATGAGACGTTCAGCAAATTGCCAGCCCCGAACCCAGGCGAAAAAGATAACACCGCCGCCCCGATGATTGTTTAACCGTTCATCGCATCGATTAATAGCGCTGCCAACGGCGGCGGGAAGAAGGAATAAAACATGTCACAACAATTATCCGTGTTGAGCGATAGCGCCCGCAAGGCGATGGACGCTTATTTCAGCACGCTGTTGAAAAATCTCGGCCAGCCAGAAACCGCCGACCGCACCAAGTATTACGCGGTCACACCGCCGATGGAAACCGCCATCCGCAAGGCGCTGCAGGAGTCGCTCGAATTCATGTCATTCATCACCATGAAAGACGTGGATCAGATGAGCGGCCAGGTTGTCGATGTGGGCGCTTCCCGTCTGCACACCGGCCGCTCTCAGGGCGGGCGCTTCCACCGCAATATCGGCGTAAGCGGTAACATCTACACGCTGGCTAAAACAGACTCTGCTGTCGATCTGGACTGGGAAACCCTGTCGAACTGGGCGAACAGCGGCGACGCTAACGAGTTCATGCAACTGGTGAACGCGTTCACCATGCAGGCCTTCTCGCTGGATATTCTGCGCATCGGTTTCAACGGCACCAGCGTAGCCGCAACCACCGACCCGGACGCCAACCCGCTGGGCCAGGACGTGAATAAAGGCTGGCACCAGCTTGCCAAAGAGTTCAACGGCGGCTCACAAATCATCACCGATCCGGTCACCATTGGGCCGAGCGGCGATTACAAGTCGCTGGACGCCGCAGCAGCCGACATCATCAACACCAAAATTCCGCAGGAATTCCGTAATGATCCACGCCTTACGATCATGGTTGGCGCTGACCTTGTTGCTGCTGAGCAATTCCGCCTGTATGGCAAAGCCGACAAACCAACCGAGAAAATCGCCGCGCAGCTGCTGGCCGATTCTGTCGCTGGCCGTCGTTCTGCCATCCCGCCGTTTATGCCTGGTAAGCGCTTAGCGGTCACCATCCCGGCCAACCTGCAGGTATTGACGCAGCGTAATACGCGCCAACGCAAGATTGAGTTTGTCGAAGACCGCGCACAATACGAAAACAAGTACTTGCGTAACGAAGGCTACGCCCTGGGGTATCGCGAGCTGTACGGCGCGATCGATGAGTCTGCCGTCACCATCGTGGGCGAAGAAGCCGTAACGCCACCTGCTGGGGGCTAACCATGAGCATGTCACCCGGTCTGAGGCATAACGCCCGGATTGCCGCACAGCAAACGCTGAGTCAGGGCCAGGCGCTAAGCGCCAACCCCGACAGCCTTCACATTCAGTTGCGCGAGTTGCAGCTGGACGTTGAACGCCTGCGCCAGTTGCCGACCATCCGCGACCGGGTAGACATGAAACGCCGCAAGCTGCTGCCCAAGTGGGCGCCCACCGTAGAGCGCTACCTGAGCAGCGGCGAGCAGTACACCAACCAGGTGTTTTCCTACTGCGTGATCTGGTTGTTCGACATTGGCGAGTTTGATCAGGCGCTGGATTGGGCCGATCTCGCTATCGAACAGCACCAGCCCACCCCGGATAACGTCAAACGCACCTTCTCGGCCTTTGTGGCCGATACCGTGCTGGCCTGGGCCGAAAGCGAAGCTGAAGCCGGGCACAGTGTTGAGCCGTATTTTTCCCGCACCTTTGCAAACGTGCGGGATAAATGGCGGCTTCACGAAGAAATTAATGCGAAGTGGTTCAAGTTCGCCGGCCTACTGATGTTGCGCGACCGCAACGGACGGCCGATGCCGTCAGCAGTTGAAGACGTCAGCGTCCTGCAGGCGGCTGAAGAATTACTGGCGCAAGCGCACGCCTTCCATGCCCCGGTTGGGGTGAAGACGTTGCGCGAAAAAATTGAGATGCGCATTCGTGCGCTGAACAAACGACTGCCGCACGGCGGAGCGGACGCAGCGGAGGGTGACGCCGATTTGGCTAATCACGCCGTGGATGCTGGTCAGTCCGCTTCTTTAACAACAGGGGGTGAGCGGTGAGCTCTCTCGGTTTCAGCGGGAAAAGTCTCGACTACCAGGACGAAGCTATCACTCAGGGGCCGGGCAGCTTTTGGCCTGACCTGAACCTGGGCGAGTTTCAGCTACAGCGAAAAGTACCGCCGCAGCTGCAAGGCGATACCGCGATACAGGCCTTACTCGCCGCGATCGGTGATATCAACCGCCGCCTGACCAGTTTTGAAACATCAAAGCGGGCCGCAGGTTTTGCCACTGCGAAAGACTTGCCAGGCGCACGCGCAGGAGACGAAAACCAGACTACCGCGCAGTACAAAAAAGCGGTGTATGCCCTGGCAAAAGCCGATCTGGTCAGCGAAGTGACCAGCGTCAGCCGCGTAGGCAAGGCAACCGCACCAGAGGGAACCAGCAGCGACGCCGCCGAATCCTTCACCCGTAGCGGGCTACTAACGGAAGCCAGCCAGGCAGTGCGCGCCATCCTCGGTCTGGGCCGCGCAACGGTGTCGCTGTCATGAGTCAGTTATCTGAACTGACGGCATTCATGACCGAGCGTTTACCGCCACGGGTGCGAGGGTTCGACAGTTGGATGGACAACCAGAAGCTGACGCCCGCGCTGAAAAACCTCGGCAAAGGCCAGCGTCGTATCGGGATAACCACCTATGACGGCGTGCTGGAGTGGGACAAGTTCCCTTATCGCGAGCTTGATCCGGCGGTGTTGTTTGCGCTGGTGCTGTCCTGGTTGATGGAGGGCGCCAATGACGCCCGTAGCGATTTGAACCTGGACAACCCAGACGTTGAAGTCGAGCTGTACGACGAAGAGTCTGCCCTGGTGACTATCACCGTGCCACTGGTCGACGAAATTGTCCTGTTACCCAATAGCAAAGGAGAAATCCCGCTGGATGGGGAGTCATGGGGCGTTGTCGATCCGACCTATGACCATGCCGAAGAAGCGGTGATTTTCGGAGCGGACGCCACCGGCGCGCCGGTGAAAGATGGCGAAGATAGTTAACGGCGAGCTGAATAAAACTCAGTTGCGCGCACTCAAGCAGGCGCTGAAAGAAAACGAAATGCCCAGGGCAAAACGCCAGCGGTTGCTGTGGCGAATTGCCAAGCGCGGGATCATTCCAGCGTCAAAGCGAAACGCTCGCAACCAGATGGCACCCGATGGCAGCGCCTGGGCACCCCGCAAACGCGGACGCCGCAAGATGCTGCGCCAGTTGCCGAAGCTGCTGAAAGTACGAGAGATGCCAGAAATTGAAGCCGTTCGCATCTACCTACAGGGCGGCAATTACCGCAGCGGCACACGGCGTATGCCAGCCGGCACGATTGGCGCTATCCACCAGGACGGCGCGCAGATGACGGTAAGAGCAACCAGCTATCAGGGACAGCCGAGCCAGGAAGGCAAACCGGCAACACGACGCCAGGCAAAGCGCCTGCGTGATCTCGGTTACAAGGTGTGGTGGAACGGGAAGTACGTCAAGCCAGCAGTGAGCTACATCACCGCAGAACTGTCGATGAAAAAAGCCGGCTTGCTGATTAAAAAGCTGGGGAAAAAGACGAGCAAGAAAGCGTGGTCGATTGACCTACCCGCCCGCGCCTTTCTTGGCGTCAGTGACGATGAATTTAACAAGATCCTGGCCCGCCAGCTGCAAGGCATCGGGTTCGGCTGGGAAGTCAAAGCACAGGATATCAAGGGGAAACTATGACCTGGCCGAGTGTAGAAATTAACCAGCTGAACCAGTACCAGGGCACGCCTACCGAGATCGAGCGGGTTGTCCTGTTTGTCGGCGTAGGCGCCACCCATACCGGCACGCTGCAACCACTTAACAGCAACACCAATCTGGACACCGTACTGGGTGCCGCTGACAGCGTGCTGAAAAGTAACATCGCTGCCGCCCGTAGAAACGCCGGCAGTAACTGGTTCGCCTATGTCGCCATTTTGGCCGCTGATGCTGAAACCGCCGACTGGGTGGACGCCGTCAAAAGCGCCCAGCAGACGGCATCGGTTGAGGGGTTTGTCCTGTGCATGGACATCAGTACCAAAGCAGACATTAACGCCGCGGTGACGTTGCGCGCCGATCTTATCGGCAAAAACAGCCGCTGGCTGTGGGCGATCCTGTCCGTTGCCGGCCCTGATGAAACTGAAACTTGGGCGCAATACAACACGAAATTGGCAACGCTGCAGGACGGCATCGCCGGGCCGAGCGTCCAACTGGTGCCGCGCCTGTGGGGCAATGAGCCGGGTGTCCTGGCTGGCCGTCTGTGCAACCGTTCGGTAACCATTGCTGACAGCCCCGCCCGTGTTCGCACCGGCGCCCTGGTCGATATGGGCCGCGATGAGTTGCCCGTCGACAGCACCGGCGCACCGTTGGATCTGGCTGTGCTGCAGGCGCTGAACGCCAACCGTTACAGCGTGCCAATGTGGTATGTCGATTACGACGGCCTTTACTGGTCTGACGGTCTGACGTTGGAAGTTGACGGCGGTGATTACTCGGTGATCGAGTACCTGCGCACCGTCGATAAAGCCGCGCGCCGGGTTCGTCTGCTGTCTATCCCTAAAATCGCTGACCGGTCGCTGAATTCCTCGGACAGCAGCATCGCCGCACATGAAACCTTTTTCAGCAAGCCACTGCGAGAAATGGCGATTTCATCCCAAATCAACGGGGTGACCTTCCCCGGTGAAGTGAAACCGCCGAAGGATGGCGATGTGGTGATCACCTGGTTGAACAGCACCAAGGTGCAAATTTTCATGACTGCGCGACCGTATGCCAGCCCGAAAGAGATTTCGATCGGCATCCTGCTCGACACCAGCCTGACGGAGTAACGCCCCATGAGTAAACGCATTTCAGGCATGAGCTTTGATTTCGATATGGAAGGCGTCGCCATCCATGCGGAAAGCATCTCGCTCAACATCACCGATAACACCGCCGTGACCAAAACCCGCGGCGTGCCGGACGGCTACACCGACGGCGATGTCGAGGCAGACGGCGAGATTGAGCTGGACAGCAAAAACCTGATTGCCGCCCAGGCATCGGCACGCAGTGCCGGCAGCTGGCGCGGTATTCCGCCAAAAGATTTCCTGTTCTACGCCAAGGCCGGCGACGAGGAAATGAAGGTCGAGGCATTTGGCTGCAAGATCATGATCTCCGATCTGCTGAACATCGACCCGACCAGCGCGGACAAGACCAAGCACAAAATCAAGTACATCGTGACGTCGCCGAACTTTGTACGCCTCAACGGTATTCCGTATCTGTCCGCAGACGATACGCGCGACCTGCTGGGATAACGTGATGCAAGACCATGAGAAAAAGATTTTAACGCTGGCGCTGATTGGCGCCGCCATTGCCATTGGCAAGGTACTCAGCAGCAACGAACCGCTGACCCCGCGCCTGTTTTTCGGGCGCATGATCCTGGGCGCCGGTGTGTCAATGATTGCCGGCGCCGCGCTGGTGCAATTCCCTGACCTGTCGCCGGTAGCGATTAACGGTATCGGGGCCGCACTGGGGATCGCTGGGTATCAGGTTGTTGAGCGCTGGCTGCGTCACCGTGGCAGCAAATTTGTGCAAGGGGATAGCAATCATGACGTTAAGTGAAAAACAGCAGCTTTTTACCAAGCTGATCGCCCAGTTGATTTTATGGGCCGATGAGAAAGGCTATCGCCTGACGTTCGGTGAAGCCTACCGCACACCGGAACAGGCTGCGCTGAATGCCAAGAAAGGCAGCGGCATCAGCAACAGCCTGCACACTAAGCGCCTGGCCGTTGACCTGAATCTGTTCATCAACGGTCAATACCAGACCAACAGCGCCGCCTATCTGCCGCTGGGTGAATTCTGGGAAAGCATCGGCGGCAGTTGGGGCGGGCGTTTCCGTGACCGTCCAGACGGCAATCACTTCAGCCTTGAGCATGAAGGCGTGCGCTAATGGCCCAGGCGAAACCGTTCATCATGTTGGCCCTGCTGGCCGCCGTGTTCTGCGCCGGCTGGTTCACTGCCGGACTGTACAGCGACAGCCAGCAGTTAGTCATTGAACGGGCCGCCGCTGCCGGTGCCGAGCAGTCACGCCGGTATACCGAAAACATGGCGGGCGAGTCGGCCCGCCTGCTGGAAAACAAATTAGCGGAGTTGAGCGCCAATGAAACGCACACCGAGCGGGTTATTCGCACTGAAGTGGTTAAGCCGATATTCAGCAGTGTGTGCGCTACTGCTGAGTATGTCCGGCTGTTCGGCTGTTCAACGCCGCCACCAACAGCGCCGAACGTACCCTATCAGGCCAATTTGTTGGCCCGATGCCCGGTAACACTGCCGCGCCTCAACGGTAACACCGGCGAAGCCTTTGCCGCAGCGCTTGAAGAATACCGCAAGATTTACCCCCCGTGCGCAGCCAGACATAACCAGTTGGCTGCTGAAATAGAGCAGAGAGAAAAAGGATTAATCCCATGAGCGATAAAGTAAAAATCGAAATTAAAGTCAACGGTCTGGATCTGGTCTTCGAGCCGAACGTCACCGCATACAACAAATTTATCAATGAAATGGCGCCAGACAACAAAGTCGCGCCGGCAACCAACTTCCTGCGCCGTATTGTTCACCCTGACAGCAAAGAGGCGCTGGACAAGATCCTCGCTCTGCCAGGTGGCGCGGTGAAGCTGGTCGGCAAGGTAAACGAGCTTTACTCGCCTGAGCTGGAATTTGAAGTAAAAAACTAGCCCGCCGCGCGCAGGCGATTGAAGAGAACCAGCTGGAACAGCTGTTAATCCTGCGCCGGCAATACCTGCCGGGCGAGCCTGACGATCCCGAGTCACTCGCCCGCGCAATGTGGCTAGACAATCGGTATTGGCAAAACATGGCGATCGCAGTGAATAACGGGATCGGCAAAGCGTTCAAGGGTGCGTAATGAAACAGCTGGAAGTGATGTTATCGCTGGTCGACAAGTTTTCGCGCCCTCTCAAAATGGCCGGCGGCGAGCTGAATAATTTCGCCAGCAAATCCCGTGTCGCCTTTGGTCAAATGGTTGCCGGCGGCGCCACCTTGTGGGGTGTCGCACAGTCGATCATGGGTATACTCGGCCCCGCGGACGAAATGCAGCGCGCACTCGCTGAGGTGAAATCCATCGGGGTGGCAGACACCGCCCTGAAAAACCTCAGTAATACAGCGATCATGTTCAGCATGAAATACGGCGAATCCGCAGCCGGGTTCGTCGCCTCTGCCGCATCCATCGCGGGCGCTATCGATGGCCTGTCTGATAAAGAGCTGCGCACCTTCACCACCGCCGGCTCTATCCTGGCAAAGGGCACCCGTGCGGACGCCGATACCATCACCAACTATATCGGCACCATGTACGGCGTGTTTCAAAAGACCGCTGACGCGATGGGCCGATCCAGTTGGGTAGAAGTCATGACCGGCCAGACGGCCGAAGCCGTGAAGATTTTCAAGTCAGACGGTAAGCAGATGTCTGACGCGTTCACCTCGATCGGCGCCAACGCCACCGCCGCCGGGATCGGCATGTCGGAACAGTTCGCCATCCTCGGCCAACTGCAGGCCACAATGAGCGGCAGCGAGGCAGGGACAAAATACAAAGCCTTCCTGCAAGGCGTCGGTAATGCCCAGAAAACGCTCGGCCTGACGTTCGTCAACCAAGACGGTTCGATGAAAGGCATTGTCGACATCATGAGTCTGATCCAAAAGAAATACGGCGATATCAAGAAAGTTGCCGATTCGGACATGATTAAAAAAGCCTTTGGCTCTGATGAAGCGGTGTCCTTGATCAAGCTGCTGGCGCAGAACGTCGACGGCTTGAAAAACAACATCGACCAGATCGGCAAAATCAAGGGTATGGACAATGCCCGCAAGATGGCCGCAGACATGACAAACCAGTTTGACCGGTTACTGCAGGTCTGGAACGGCATGCGCATCGCGGTAGGCGGTGCTTTGTTGCCCGTCATCAATCCCCTGATCGATTCAATGGCCGGCATAGGCACACAAGCCACTGTCTGGCTGCTGAAGTTTAAGAACATTGCCCGCTGGATTGGCTATCTGGCTATCGCTATCACATCTTTGGTCGCTGTTTGCGCGCTGGCAAATATCGTTGTTGGCGTCGGGAAATTCCTGTGGATGGGCTTTCTGATCGTGATCAAGTTATTGCGCCCCGCCCTGTTGCTGCTCCGCCTGGCCTTTTTCCTTACCGGTCTGGCCGCCAACTTCATGGGCCTGCCGATCACGCTGGTCATTGGCTTGATTGCCCTGCTGATCGCCGCTGTATGGGCGTTCGTCGCCTATTGGGATGAACTGAAAGCGGCAGTGATGAATACCGCCGCATTTCAATGGCTGATGGGTATCGTTGACCAGGTCGGCGCGATGTTTAGCGCAACCTGGGCAATCGTGAAAGAAGGCTGGCAGAACGTGGTTAACTTCTTCATGGGACTGTCGCCTGTACAGGCGTTCACCGATTTTAAAAACACCATTACCGATGTATTCAAGGGGTTGTGGGACTACCTGAAAAACAGCTTTGCGCAGACCTATAACTGGATTGTGGACAAGCTGAACATGATCCCCGGCGTCGACATCGAAATGAAAAACGTGGCGCCAGAAGTGACCCCAGCCGGAAGCCAGCCAGGTAGCGCGCCGTTACTAACGGGCAGCAATCTGCAGTCAACGGGCCGCGGCGGCATCATGGGCCAGGTTAGCCAGTCGACCAATAACAACAGCAGTGCGCGAACCCAGACGATCGGCACTGTGCAGTATAACGTGACGCAACCACTGACCCCGCAGGCACTGCAAGAAAACATGGAGTTATACGGTCATGGCTGATGAAAAACTGTATATCGACCTGCTGATCACTGACCGCGACTTTACGCTGAATGCCGGCTTTGAGCCGGTTCTCTGCAATAACCTGGTTAGCATCGGCCAGGACATCAAGCACGCCATCATGGAAAGCGGCCTCGCGACGTTGCTGGTTGCCGAACGTAGCCCAACGCTGCGCGCTGACATCATTTTGCAAATCACTTTGTTGGTTGAAGATGACGAACGGCTGATCCCCAGCACTATCTATGTGACTGAGGAAGCCAGCGGCCGCCTGCTAATTACTGCCGATACCTATGATTTTGGCCCACTCAGCACCGGGGTGACCTATGACGAATAAACCAACCGTTGATTTTGAGGCCGCACTGCGTGCCGGCGGCATGCCAACCACCGAGGCCGAAGTTAAAGCCGAATTCCAGAAGGTTGTCGACGACGAGGGCATGATCACCAATACCTCGAAAATGTCGCCATTCTGGCGCCTGATCACAGCCATCGTGACCAAACCCGTGATTTGGCTAAAAGACATCCTGGTCACTGTGGTGATGGCAAACATGTACCTTGCCACCGCAACCGGGGCTTACCTGGACTTGTTCGCCTGGGCGGTCAACCTGTCGCGCAAAGACCCGACTTTTACCCAGGGTGTGATCAGTTTCTTCAAGTCTGACCCGACTCTGCTGATCACTATCCCCGCAGGCACGGTGATCCAAACGGAACGTATCGACGACAAGGTTTACCGGATGATGACCGTTGCTGAAGTGGTGATCCCTGCAGGAACGGCCAGCCAGGCAATCCCTGTTAAGGCAGAGGCAAGCGGCACAGCTTACAACCTTGCACCGGGGTATTTCCGCATTTTGCCAACCGATATTCCCGGCATTTCACGGGTTGAAAACCTCGACAACTGGCTGACCCAGCCCGGCGCCGATCAGGAGTCTGACGACGAGCTGCGCGATCGCAGCCGGAATCAGTACAACCTTGTTGGCTCTTATCACATCGACGCGGTTTACCGCAGCATGATTGCCAGTGTTGCCGGCCTCAGTACCGACCGTGTTTATTTTGAGCATGACGCCCCACGCGGCCCAGGCACGGCAAACGCTTATCTGCTGCTTGATACCGGTGTGCCGGCTGACTCTTTTATCGCTGCCGTTAACGATCACATCATGGTTCAGGGCTACCACGGCCACGGCGATGACATGCGCTGTTTTGCCATGCCGGAAACGCAGCATGATTTGGCGGTCACCGCCTACATGTTCGCCACGCTGAACCTGACCGACGACGAGCAGGCAGATTTAAAACAGGATATTGAAAACTTTATCCGCTGCGCCTTTCGCGACAACGCCACCTATGAGGCAACCAAGACCTGGCCGCACAGCCGTTTCAGCTTTTCTCGGCTGGGCGAAGAGTTACACCTGGAATTTTCAGCCTTGGAATCCATCAACTTTTCGCTGGACGACATCATCAGCGGCCTATCGGTGCCGCGCCTGGCATCGTTAAACGTGGTGCTGACCAATGGCTAAACCTGTGATCACCCTGCCGAGCTGGATGAACAAAGGCGAGCCGAAAAAATTGGCGGCCGCCTGCGCCACGTTCTGGGAGAAGGTTAAAGGCTGGATTTCGTTTCCGCTAAATCAGACCGACCCAGAAACCTGCACGATTCAGATCCTGAATCTGTTGGCGTACCAGCGCGATATCGATCGCTTTGAGGGGGAACCGCTTTGGTTGTACCGGCTGCGCATAAAACACGCCTTTGTTAATGCCCAAGACAGCGGCAGCTTTATCGGCTTTAAGCGCATTTTTGAGCGTCTGAAAATTGGCGACATGCAGCAGTTAGAGCGACAGCCAGGCATCGACTGGGACGTCATCATTATTCGCATTAATGACAACCAGCTGGCGGCAAACGCCACGCTGATGAATGAAATTATCAGGAAATACGGCCGCACCTGCAGACGGTATCGGTTTGAGGTACTGAACGTGGCGAAGTTTGGCGCACGGGCCGGCTGGTTCGATAACGACCATCAGCTTTTCGTCGCCCGGCCAGGCATAGACGCCGCGATCATCACCGACAACCGGCAATACATCATGACCGAAGACGGCGAGAT